CCTGGTGAAGGGCCGGGACACTGCAAGGTTTGAAGTTGAGATAGAAGCCGACAAGGAGAGGAAGCTGGCCGCCCTCATGGCGGAAGAACAACAGACTGCGGAGCTTGTCAGGATAGAGGAAGACCGGAAGACCCAGCTGCTGGCCATCAAAGACCAGTTCAGAGTAGACAGCGATAACGTAGACACCTCGCGGTTGGCATACGCCGAACAGATGAACTCCATGGTCAACATAGCCATGGTGGGGACCGCTGAGGCGATGCTAGGGCAGTTTGCTAGCGTTGCAGAAGGTGCGACAACCGCCCAGAAAGTGGCGTTCCTTGCTCAGAAGGCGCTGGCTGTAGCTCAGATCATTATGTACACCGAGCTGGCCGCAGCCCAGGCCATGGCGATTCCGGGTGACACCACCAAGGCAATAGGCATGGCCTTGGCCACGAAGATTCGGATTATGGGTTACGGGTCAGCGGGCCTAACAGCAGCACTGGCGGTAGGGGAGATGGCAGGCGGATCTTCTAAATCCAACTCCGGCGCCTACGACGATGGCGGGTTCATCCCCTACAACTCCTACGGCATCGTCGGCGAGTACGGCCCGGAGATCGTCCACGGCCCGGCCAACGTGACCTCCAGAGAGAAGTCGGCCAAGCAACTGGGCAATAACGGCAGCAGCTACGACATCACCCTGGCACCGGTGATCAAGGTCACCCCGGCGACGGCCACGCAGGGCGGCACGGAAGAAGCAGACGCCAGGGCCCTAGGCCAAATGGTCCAAGGGATCGTCGTAGCCACTATGAAAGACCAGACGCGCCCCAACGGCATGCTGGACAACTGGCTGAGAGCCAACCGATAAGGAGCACCTGTGGATCAGTTCCCTGAGATAGAGGCCCCAGACTGGGGCCTGGCAGACGAGCCAGAGCCTGACATCGACCAGACGTCATTCGGCGATGGCTACGCGCTGCGGAGAAAGAAGGGCATCAACAGCTCCAGGGAGCGGTGGAGCCCGGTGTGGTCGACCCTTGATACGGCCACCGCCAAGGCAACTTACGACTGGCTGAAGGTACGCCAAAACCTGACGGCGTTCTGGTGGGTGCACCCTGTCCGAGGCGAGCCAGTGAAAGTCTTGTGTACGGGGGTCCGCCTGACCTACAACAACTACAACGACGAGGTACTCACAGCCAGCTTCTTACAAGACTTCAATCCCGCGTAACCGTATTTACAGCAATACGGGTCTGAGGTAAGGTGGAGGCCCCTTCCCCGCAGGTTGCCCACATGACTGGCATTATTGCCACCGACATCCAACTGCTCGAACAAGACGCGATTGTTGTCATGTTCGAGCTGGATCTTCGGAAGCTGGGCGGCGGGGAGGGGGTTCTCAGATTCTCGCCTACGTCTGTTGACGGCGGCTCAGTGTGGTTCAACGGTTACGAGTACCTGCCGATCCCCGTAAAGGGGGAGGGCTTCACCGTCTCCGGCTCCGGCGCTATGCCGCGCCCAACCTTGACGATGGCGGCCCCAACGCTCTCTTTTTTAAGTCTGGTGGTCAACGCCGACGACCTGGTTGGCTGCCCGATCACGCGCCTGCGGACGTACCGGAAGTACCTGGATGACGGGGCCACCCCAAACCCAGAAGCCACGTTCCCGCCTGACTATTACCTGATCGAACGCAAGTCCTCACAGAAGCGGACGCTGCTGCAGTTCGAGCTGTCCGCGAAGATGGACCAGCAGGGAAAAATGATCCCAGGCCGAACGGTTATGCGGGATTCATGCAGCCATAAGTTTCGCTATTGGGCTAACGGCCAGTGGAACTACGACGGCGTCACCTGCCCGTACTCGGCGCCTGCCATGTTCGAGAAGAACGGCGTACCCACGTCTGACCCAACCAAAAGCCGGTGCGGTAAACGCCTGAGCGATTGCAAGCTCCATTTCGGGGCGACTTCCGTCCTGCCTTTCTATGGTTATCCGGGAGTTGGTCGCTATGCGTGAATTTACTGAGCAGATGCGCCAACAGGCCATCGAGGCGTATCCACTCGAGGCCGTCTGGCTGATTACTCCCGGAGAGTGCCGCCAGGTTAAGAACGTCCACGTAGACCCTGAAAACTACTTCAGCGTGTCCAAGCGGGTACTGGCCTCCGCACTGTCTCGTGGCCTGCTCGCCGTAGTTCACAGCCACCCCAACGGGATTCATGCGCCCTCCGAGGCGGACATGCTGAGCCAGCTTGCCCTTGGCGTGCCATTCGGCCTGCTGACCACCGATGGAGAGTTTGCAAGCGACCTGCTCTGGTGGGGCGCTGACACGCCTGTAGAGCCACTGCTGGGCCGAGGATTCCGACACGGCACCAGTGACTGCTATGCCCTGATCCGAGACTACTACCGCACCGAGAAGGATGTACTCCTGCCGGAGTTCCCCCGCAGCTGGAAGTGGTGGGAGTCCGGCGGCGAGGGGTTTATGGCGGGGTACGAGAAAGCCGGCTTCGTGCAGATCGACCAGGCAGAAGCCCGGGAAGGCGACGTCTGGCTTGCCCAGCTTCGCAGCCCTGTCCCCAACCACGGCGGCGTGCTGCTGGATAACAACATGATGATGCACCAGGCGGGAGGCACTGAGCCTGTCGACCTTTCACGTCTGTCTATCCGCGAGCCGATCCACCGTTATGTATCCCTGATCACCCACTGGCTCCGCTATGAAGGCCCTGCGCAATGAAGACTCTCTACTTGCACGGGTTTCTCAAGGAAAAGTACGGCGCCTCGTTTGAGCTGGACGTCGCCACTCCTGCGGAGGCAGTCAGGGCCCTGGCGGTGCAGCTGCCCGGCTTTGAGGATGACGTTAAGGCGGGTAACTGGCATGTGCTGCGCGGCCCGTTGGACCAGGAGGAGGCCATGGACGCTGAGGGCATCACGGTCACGCTCGGCCGGGAGAAGGAGATCCACCTGATGCCGGCGGTTGAGGGGGCGGGTAATGGCGGACTAATGGCGGTGCTAGGGGTCATATTGATCGTTGCTGGATACTTCACTATGGGTGCTTCAGTAAACATCGGCATAGCCATGATGGCGGGCGGTGCCGGTATGGCCCTCGGTGGCATCATCCAAATGACCATGAAACTCCCAGGCGCAGACTCGTCCGTCCAGGAGTCCGTGGACGCCCGAGCTTCCTTCCTGTTCAACGGCCCAACCAACACCAGCTCCCAGGGTGTCGCAGTGCCCCGTGGCTACGGCCGGGTGCGGGTCGGTAGCGTCGTGGCCAGCGCTGCCCTGTATTCTGAGGAGCTGGCGTCTTGAACAGTATCCTGAGCGGAGCGGGCGGTGGTAGTAAGCAGCCGAAGCAGCACACGCCTGTAGAGGCTGCCAACACCCTGCGTAGCGTGTCCAAGGGCCGCATACTCGACCTTATCGGGCATGGGCCTATCTTCGGCCTTGCAGAAGGCCTGGAATCGGTATACCTGAACGACACCAAACTGCAGAACGCCGATGGCACCTTCAACTTTGAGGGTGTGACGGTCACGACCCGCGAAGGCTACCCGGACCAGGCCATCATTCCTGGGTTCAGGTCGGTAGAAAACCCCGTTAGCGTGGCCACGAAGGTTGTAAACGCGCTGCCGATTGTCCGCTCTGTCACAAACAATGACGCTGACGCTGTGGTTGTGGTCCTGCAACTCAACTCACTCGTGGAGCAGGTTGAAAACGGCGACCGCCGGGGAACCTCCGTCAGCATAGCGATCGACACCCGGACAGGTTCAAGTGGTTGGACCACGCGGGTTTCCGACACTATCACCGGCAAGACCACCTCCCCCTACCAGCGCAGCTACCGTATAGAGCTACCGGCCAACGCTGAGTGGGAGGTGCGGGTACGCCGCGTTAGTCCTGATTTCACCGAGGACACGAGGCAGGGTGACACCACATGGATCTCGATGACCGAGGTGGTGGACGCTCGCTTGAGCTACCCAGACAGCGCCCTGGTGGGACTGGAGCTGGATGCGCAGCTGTTTGGCAACCAGATGCCGTCCCGCTCCTACGACATGAAGCTGAGCATCATCAAGGTGCCCAGCAACTACGACCCAGAGACCCGTGTGTATACCGGCATCTGGAATGGTTCATTCAAGCTGGCCTGGACTGACAACCCTGCCTGGGTCTACTACGACTTGGCCACTCACCCGGTGATCGGGGCGGGCCTGGAAAACGTCGACAAGTGGGCGCTCTACCAGATCGGCCGCTATTGCGATGGCATGGTACCCAACGGCTACGGCGGGATGGAGCCACGCTTCACCCTGAACACCCTGTTCGCCAGCGCTGAAGAGGCGATCGTTACCCTGACCACCCTGGCCAGCTCCTTCCGGGGCATGACCTACTGGGGCACCAACTCCGTGGTCCCGGTGGCCGACATGCCCACCGACCCGAAGAAGCTGGTAATCCCGGGCAACGTGATTGGCGGCGAGTTCAGCTACTCCGGCACGTCGCTGAAAGAGCGCCACAGCGTCTGTACTGTAATGTGGAACGACCCGGCCGACAGCGATAAAGCCAAGCCAGAGATGGTCGAGGACCCGGACAGCATTGACCTCTTTGGTTGGAGAGAGGTGCAGGTGACTGCGTTCGGCTGCAACAGTCGTGGCCAGGCCCACCGCTTGGGGCAATGGTTGTTGTACTCGGAGCGCATGGAGACAGAGACGGTGACCTACGTCGCTGCCTCCGACCACGCAGATGTAAACCCCGGCGATGTGGTACAGCTGTCTGACCCCGACCGGGCTGGGGCGCGCCTCAGCGGTCGAGTCGCTGTGACTGGGGCCAAGGTCCTGGTCCTGGATAAAAGACCACCTGAAGCCGCAGGCTCAACCTGGTACCTGAGCGCGATCCTGCCCTCCGGGATTATTGAGCGCCGCCAGGTCTCCAGTTTCCAGGGCGACCAGGTAACGCTTACGACGGGCTTCTCTGCAGCGCCCCTGCTGGGTGCCGTATGGATACTGTCAAGCGCTGCGGTGACCCCGCCGCAGTATCGGGT